GCAATCTCTCTGATCACCAAAGCATCGGCAGGTGCAAGATAAGCAAAGCGATAATTCGGAGTAGGATCTTCTTGATAAAGAACTAATGAAGAGTATTGAGTGGCAAAATTCCAATCGTGCATTTCAAGTAAAGTATCAAGCGCCATTCTAAAATGACGCCTGATTATTTTGGCTTGTTGGCTATTCTCAGTTTCAAGATCGGATACGTAAAGTGAAACACCTAAACGACCAAGAGCAAGGTTTGCAATATCGTTTTTATAAAGCATATCCTGCCCCTTAGATTTATACTAGATCTTCGACTTCCTGCGATTGCTTCTTAGCTGCTTTTTTAGCAGGCTTATAGTCTTCTGGGGTTTTAACCCATAATGGAAATTTACCATTGTTTAGCTTTCCCTCAAATAGAAATTTTTCACCCTCGCGAATGATTCTTCCTTTGTAGTATCCGACTGCAATTGCTTCAACTACGACTGACACTTTATCTTGAGCCATATATCCCCCATAAATAAAAAGACACGCCGCAAGGGCGTGTCCGTTAATGATCTTAAGATTATTCTAATTAACCTTTGTAAGACTCGTCAACTGCTCCGACGATAGCGGCAGTAACTTTTCCTGCAGAAGCCGGGCCACCTGATACTTCGAAGAATACTCTGATGAACTGGTTATTGATCTCAGAAGGTACCTTGTCGATAGAAGAGATGAATCCTGCTTTAAGACTAGAAAGAGCAACTTCTTGACAGATGTGATCAACAGGAGAAGAGAAAGCTGAATCTGAAGCAGATTGAACTTTAATCTTCAAAGATGTTAATCCTGCGAAGTCTTCAACAACTTGGATTAGAAGTGGGATATGCGCACTTTTTGGGAAGCTACGCTTTAATTGAACTTGGTTGTAAGCAGCTACGCCCGGTACACCAAGGTCATAAACATTTTGAGATGGCGCTGAAGCAGTGATTGCTTGCGCATCTGAGAAAATTGATAGTTGATCTAAAATCATATAAACCTCTTTTTGGTGTAGGGATTAAACTACTGCATCTTCGCTGTTAAGGATCGCATCACACTCACGGATAGGAATGCCTCTGAACATAAGAACTTCTTTAGCATTCGGGCCGTACTTATCGAAAGTAAGGAACAAGTTAGTTCCTTGCTCAAGACGAGCTTGGTAATCCAAGAATTTAACAAGAGTAGTATTCATATAGATGAATGTTTTACCCATGCTAGATCTTCTGCCTTTATGAGCGTAGTACATTTCAGTAAGTAAGTTTACAATGTTTGCACCAGTCGAAGCATTGATCTGAAGATCAGAAACGTCGATGTTACAAGCACGTGTGAGGTATTGCCAGTTACGAACTGTTAAACCGAAGTGCCAAGAGAACTCTTCACGATAAACCATGAAGCGATCGCCACTAGCATCTGTAGCAGGAATGATACCGCGATCTTTACGCTCGATACCTGCTTTATGACCTTTAGGGTAGATCAAGTGACAAGAACGCTTGTCCCAAGTGATCATCCACATAGAAGTGTTATCGTTACCAGTACCGCCACCATTAATAATTTGAGAGCCGTTTTCAGCGCTGAAAGAATTAAAACGTGGAGAAAGACCCATTGGCTTAGAAGGATCAACTGAAGAGTCGTGGTAGAAGATAGCTGTAGCAGCTTCTTGCGCCATTGCTTCAAGGTGATCAGCAGCCATTTCCATACGAGCAGAAGCTTTCTCTTCAGCTTTTTCGAAAATGTCTACATAACGAGTATCAACCTCTGCAGCAGAGTTTACGAAGCCTGTAGTATCTTTTACAGTCTGCATAGAACCTTTGCCTGCAGGAATACCTTTGTAAAGACGACCCCAAGTTACTTCAGGAAGACCTGTCTTAACTGTAGTTTCGTGAGATAAACCTCTGTTACATTCAAACGCCGGAGCATCTTCAAGAATTGGGTTTTGCTCAACAAGAAGATTTACAACATCGGCAACATCTTTGTTCTCAGGCATAACTGCCAAGTCAAGAAGCGTAGGGTACTTAGAATTTAAAACGGCCATATTATTTTCCTTTTAAAAGCGTCATATTTGCCTTCAACTATTTAAGCATCGTGCGATATTAATTTAGAGTCAACAATTTTTTACAGCTACTTATAAAAATCTGGGTACAGTTTTCTTAAAGTATCGTCGCCTTTAGGTGATTGATTATTAATAACCCCTTTGCCAGGAAGGCTGTCCGGAGAAATTGCATCGCCTAACCTCTTTAAAAATCTAGCAATTACCACATTATTTCCGACCTCTGGGGTGTTTAGTAGAGCGATTAGGTCAGGATCTCCAAACTGTTTTACTGCTCTGCTTATTGAGGCGAAAGCTTGTTCTTTTTTCTCGCCGATGAATTCTGGATCGTTTTCGATCTCGCTTCTGGCCTTAGCAATTTTCTCTTTAAACTGTTGCTCTTGTGTCTGGATTGCTTTCTTGTATGCGGAGTCTTTAATTTTAAGAAGCTTTTCAGCATCTTCTTTTCCTAAATTAAGACGACTTGCTTCGGCAGCAATCTCCTCAAGATCTTCTTTAGTAAGACTTGCACCTTCAAATAAACTTAATTCGTACTCTTCGTACTCTTCGGCTTGTTGCTCTGTCTTGCCTGCTTCCGGTGCAGGTTCCGGTGCAGGTGTTGAATTGGCAGGTGCAGCTTCAGAAGATTCCTTCTGATCCACCGCCAATATTGGTGTCGACACCTCCGATGATGTCGTCGATGATGTTGACTGCTCTTGACTCGGTGTCTCTGTTTGTTCGCTCATAATGTAATTTCTCCTCAATTGATCTTTCTTTAGCTTCTCTCATCATATCAAAGATACGCTCTTCAGAAGCATCTGCTACTAATCCTAATAGGTATAATCCGACTTGTCTTCTTCCTATTTGTTTTAACATGTCGTTTCCGTTTCCCTCAATATCTCGGTAAACTCCACAATAAGATAATAGGCGCCACATAAATCTGCGCCCTTGTTCGGTAGACGTGATCCATTCGACATCAAGTCTATCACGTTGGATAATTTCTTTTGTTTCCATTTCCCCTCTATACTTTCGATGCCGTCAACATAGTATCGAGCATTGATCCTTCTCCGACCTTAGCAGCAGATAAATCTTTTGCCATGGCCGCCGATTGCATTTGCTGTTGCATAGCCGCTTGCTGTTGTTGCTGCATTGCTATGCCTTCACGTACTGCCCTAAATTCATCTTCATCTAAAATTAACGTAGGGTCAATAGCAACATAATCTGCATATTTTCTAATTGCAGCTTCACCATTAAGAAGCTTTAAAAGTGCAGGATCCTGTTGCGATTGTGCCATGCTTGTCGTATAGTTCGCAAATCTTTCCAAGGAATTCATCATAGATACTTTAGCCGCTTGAGCTAGGATCGAGATGTATTCTGGTCTTAATTGTTCGCCTTCAAGTTCAGCAGGTTTAACAGGCATACGTCCTGCTTGCTCAAGAATGATCTGGGCATTTTGAATAATCTTCGATGATAAGTCCTGATCCCACTGCCCTAATACTGGTGCTAATGTTGCCATTCTTTCTGATGCTTTCTCATTGATTTCGGCCGCAGTAATATGCGACTTTGATTCTTGCCCTGACATCATTAAGAATAGATCTTCATAGAACGCTGAACGAATAGCTTGAGTGTATTCCATTTGATCGGAAATAAGTTCCGATAGCTTCGGATCCATAGTGAATGCAGGTTTAAAACCGGCAGCAGCGCCTTGATCATCGACGTAAGTAATGCCGCCTGCAAGAATAGATGCTTGATGTCTTCTTAAGCTTGAATGCCCAACCATAGGTGGCTTAACAAGTTTAGCGATTGCTTCAAGTCTGAATTTTTCCATCTCTTGTAAAGTCATAATATCGGAGAGTGCGATCTCTCCAGGCCCGTCGACTCCGTAGTTTTCTTCAGGTGCAACTTCCCATCTAGGAGTAATGACAGGGAAATAATCATATCCACTTGTCTTAATAAATTCTTTCTCTCCTAAAGATAGTTCGTTTCTAAATCCGGAAGATGATTGAGGAGGTAAGTTGGCCCCGACTGCCTGTAGATAGGTGTATGATTGATACTTTTTATCTAAAGGATCTACCGATGGTTTATTAGGATTATATGTAGGATTAGGAAGAATAACAGTAGTAAGAACTGAAGTCTCAAGATACTTAGCGGCATCCCAATTCTTTTTAACATGCGATGGAATGTTTGACCAATCAATCTGGCCAGATGGCGTAAGCTTTGCATACTGCTCCACAATTTGCCTAGTCGTCATTGAGAAGTCACGCGTGAACATATTAGTATTGCCTTCGGCATCGCAGGCAAAAGCATAAGTGCCGATAGCAAATGGGTAGAAATAGAATCCGTATCTAGGATGCGGAAGCATTGCAAAGGCAGAATTAGAAAAGATACCTACATCTTTATAAGCTAAAGGCAGGATTCGATACAGGTTAGATACTTGGAAGTGTGAATTTAAAATAGATTCTGCTTCTGAGAAATACCTTTTAGCTGCGGCAGAATTTGCCTTTCTCGTATTGTTTACTGTTAGGTTAAACCATGGACGAGATCGGGGCGTTGCTCCGTTCATCATGCCGGATACGAAGGTTCTTAAGCTTCGCCCTGCTTGGTTCTTAATAATATTTCGATCCTTACGATAGCTATTATGTTTATCGTCTGGATTCATTTTATATCTTTCAGGTGCGATATAGTTTGCCAACAATTGCCAAGTCGGCAGCTTCTTAGATAGTTCGTTTCTAAGCGACGATCTCATGCCGTCGACTTCAGCGTATGTTAGCTTCTTCATGGCTTACTTCTTTTGCTTTTTAAAAGCTTCTAAATATGCCGGATAGTCCGATGGATTATTACCGATGTTTGCCCAAGTCTGCGGACTCATTGGCTCACTAGGTTCGGCAGCTTTCATACTTCCTTGCTTTTTCTTTTTAACTTTAACTGGCTGAGATGATTGTACAACTGTAGATGCAGCAGGCTGAGATCCTTGCTTTCTCATTTCCATTGTATCAATCTGCTGAGACATTGATTCTGCTGTAGGTACTGGCTGTGCGCCCATGATATTTGCGGAAGGTATTGGCCCTCCGATTGGCCCCATCTTAGCGGACTCAACTGGCTGCGCGCCCATGATATTAGCTCCAATCATTGGACGAGTTTCTGTATCTGATGGAAGATTAGCTGTTAGCATTTTTTTCTTTTTTACTTTTACGACTGCCATATATTCTCCTAGAAAGTTCCTGCGTTAGTAGGTAAATTTTGCCCTATAAATCCTTGCCCTGACATTCCAGTATTTGAAGACTGTGACTGCTGTGGCTGTCTTACAAGACCACCCATTGCAATATTTTCAGCTTGTTGTCTTGCGCCCATTTCTGTCAATGTAGCTCTTCGTCTAACTTTAACAGCATCTTTCAAAGCTTTTTCTCTAGCTGCTGACTGACTTCTTGCGCCTAGAAAAGATATGCCTGCGCCAATTAACGCACCTGCACCCATTCCTATTGGCCCTCCTGCCGCACCTATTGCTGCTCCTGTCGCCGCACCTGAAAAAGCACCCGTCGTTGTTTGCATTAGCTCTTCATCAGTTATCGCAGCACCGGACATATTAAACGCCATAAAAACTCCTATGCTTTATAATTAGGCGACGGCTTATAATATTTGTCAACCTGAGAATGATCGGATACATAGTTCGACCTATTCCTCCGATTCCATTCCTCGATAAACTCCTCATCTGTCATTGCCTGAGATCCTGCCGAAGATCCAGAAAAATCTGCATAAAAACTAGGCTGCTCAACATCTGCAAAGGTTTGCGCTAACGCATCTGCTCTATCAGGTGATCTACCTAGCCTTGACTTGATCTGTTCCTTTTCTTCCAAGCGAAATACTCCACCATGGAATATAAGCTTCGGCATCATAAGCTCTTCGGCCAATTGTGGATCTTTAGGAAGGCATCCACCTTTCCTAATCCAATCCCTCATTCTAACCCACATTTCTGTTCTTTTGTTGAAATATCTGCGGTCGTGCGCCTTCGCGTTATAGACAACCGGATTAACG